TGTATAAAGTGCCAATACCTAAATTACTGCGTAACTCTGCCATTGTTACCATCGCAGCGGCCATAGTGTCCTCTCTTAAAAAGCTCCCTAGGGCTAGGGCTACTAAACCCTAGGGATTATTAAATTAACTAACTTATTAGGTTAGGTTGAAGCGACGAACTCCACCAGCGACTAATACACCAACGGCCATGTAGCCATATAGTGCTGTTTCGATCTCGCCTGTTGCTGGCTGATTTACAGATAGTCGTAGAATTGGTGATTCGTAAATTGATACTGAAGATGGAACTACAATAAATGCAGACTCATCGATAGTTGTTGACACTGCGTTTGGATCTACGTATAGATCTAGACCTAATACGTTACCACGTAGTGATGTTGGTGCAGATACTCCTGCATTGTTCATTGGATTAGCAGCGTTGTAAATTGGGCGACCAGTTGTATCTGTTGCGCCTAATAGTAGTGACCACTGTGACGTACCAGCGATGTAACGTGTTGCTAATTCACCTGTTGCAAGGTATGCAGCTGGTGCTTCTTTAGATACGTAGGAAATAATTCCTGCTGAATCTGCTGCTACTGCTGTGGCTTGTGTACCGCCTGCTGTTAGTGCTGCAATAACTGCTGCATCTGTTGCTTTGTTATAAGCACGTGTCATGTTATCAAGCATGGCTGCAAAGAACTCTGGTGAGCTGCGCTCTAAGATTTCTAAGCTGTAGCGTTGTAGTCCAGCATACTTCTTTACAGTTAGGTTTACGTATGAAGATACGATACCTGTCTCTGATGGGCCTGCTGCTTCTGCTGTTTCTGCCACAGTACCAGAAGTCGTAATCTTTGGAACGGATATGGTCATACCTGCAGCTGGTAATGCACGTGATCCGATTGCATCTACTGCTGGGCGTGATCCAATAAGTGTATCTACTACTGTAGGTACGAATTGTGTTGGGCTAAATGCTGGGTTAGTAGTAAATGAATCATCTGCTGCAGTTAAAAACTTAGCAACGTCTGCTTCTGCTTTCATTACCCACTGTGCTGATTCATTGTTACCTAATTTTGCTTTGATGCTGTGTTCTAGCATGTGAGCTTGTGTTCTAATTGGTGAGCGTGGCTCTGTATAGAAGGATGCACTAATCGTTGGACGTGCGGCTTCTACTTGAGCAACCTCTTCCACTGGTGTTGCTGTTGGCTCGGTGGTGTTGTCCACTTGTGCCTCACTTTCCGTAGTTGGTTGGATTGTTGCATCCGCTTCGCCTTCGCTAGCGGCAACTTTAGTTACTTGCGCTTCTGTAAATGCTGGTGATTCAACTAGGCTAACTTCTTTTAATTGCGCCTTAGTTACATAAATATAATCTTTTTTCTGTGATGATTTAATTACATCCACGCCTACAGACATACCAGATATAAGATTTTCTTGTGCAAGCGTCAAAGCGTCTGAGCCTTGCATGCTGGCACTAATTTTGAAGCTAGCGTAGATACCATCTTCTTCTTCGTTAAATCTTTGCATACGGCCAATAGGCTTATCGTTGCGGTGTTGCATAAGCATCTTAATCTTGCCTGGGTCACCTACATCTATTGATCCTTTAGCAAAGACCACTTTACCTACGCTGGTGTTACCAGGTGTTTCAAACGGCACAATTTTGCCTGCAATAACTCTGCGCTCACTATCTGCGCTTTCTATTTGACTACTAAATGTAAGAATCAATTTGAATCCGCCCATGTTAAGACTGCAAAAGTAAATGATGGGGTAGTACCAGCGATTGTGCCAACTACTCTTAACTGATCGGTAAATGCAGTAGTTAATCTAATTACTTCTCGTGTAACGCCTGTTGCTTGTGTAAATGTAGCAATAGTATTCCAGTTTGTGCCATCTACTGTGTCCTGCACTACCACGTCTAAGGTAGGTAATGTGCCGCTAGCTGCTGTAACGTTTAATTGCATTACTAATAGTCTTGCTGCAGATAGTCCTTTAACGGCTGTGCCGGTAACTGTTTCAGTGCGAGCAGCTGACGCTAGTAGCGTTACCGTGCTAGCAGGTATATTGGCTTGTTGTATATCACTCATGCATTTTCTCCTTTTGCGCTGTTGATGTACTCAGCATCGCCGCTTTGATTTCCGTTAGGTGTTAGGTCTTCCATTTCTTTTGCTTGCTCTAGGTCTATAAGTCCTAGGGTCAACATCTTCTCTATTGTTTCTAGTCTTGCCTTATCATCTGATCGTAAAAACGTTTCGCTGATATTAAAACGCACAGTGTGGCCGTTAGCCGTTATATCGTTCATGCTTAATCTGTCTTCGATAGCACAGATATAAGGTTGTAGTGAATATGCTACGAACTCTTTGCGACCATCAATAATGTTTTGGTAAGTCATGCTGTTGTTCATGTCTGCACTTATGTAATATGCAGGTACGTTCATAGCACGTGCGATTTGTGTTGCTAAATATTGTGATGCTTCGTTATACATCATATCTTTAGGACTAAAACCAACAGTCTCATAAGATAATGTGCTAGTTAGGTATGCAGTAGATCTTGATTGACGTGCTGCTTTCCAAGCTGCTAATAATCCTTGTACTTGTGATTCTGGCATATCTGCACCAGTGTTTTTTAAGAATCCTGTTGCCATCGGTGTCTGTGCTGCTACAGCTGCAGCCTTTTCTAAATCTAATGCGCTTTGTATTGTGCGGCCTGCTGTTTGTAATACACCTTGTGTTAATCCTTGGAATGTAACTAGTGAACCAACGCCAACCATCGGTACTTTTTCATTATCGATTGTGTAGTACAAAACTTCTGTGCCTAATGGGTTTAATTGTGCAACTACTCGTGTGTTGTTAATCCATTCAAAACGTGCTGGTCTTAAATCGTCTGCATATACTTCTGTAACACGCCAATATGCAACACCGTAAAATATAAGACTATCGACAGTCCACGAGATAGTGACGGATCGTGGCTGTCGAATATCTGGCTGCTCGCACCAGAGTGGCTTCGCTAATTCTTCGCCTGTAGATTTTCTATATAGCTCTAATGGTAAATATCCTATAACACCTTTAATTAAATTAGCGCATCTGTTAACAGCTGGTACTTGTGTTGCAAGTGTGCGATCCATAGGACCTGCACCGAATGTGTTATATCCAAAACCAATTAGACTGTCGCCCATAACGGCAGGGGCGTATTGCGCTTGTAGATTTTCTTTTTTATTGGTTATACCCAAAGCAGACAATAGACCCATATATATACTTTATACCATAAATAGGACTTATGGTGCAAGTTACACAAATATTTGCGCGGTTTGTTGTGGGCGTGTCAACTGGCTTACGACCATAGCCAGGGATATTGCAGCTGTAACGTCACCGGCAGATTTTCTACGTATTATGCGCCAACCTGCATCGCTAGTCTTAGCAGCACAATTATTTAGGTGCTGTACTAGATCGGCTTGACCACTATGCACCATTCTGCTATTAGCCATAGCATCCGATAGATCCGAGCATGCTTGGTAAAACGCCTGACCAGACACATCTTGCATACGCCATCCGCTTTGCTCAAGGCGTGTCGCTATTGACTGCGTGGCGTACTTGTCAAAGCAGATTATATGTGGATGGTATTTACGTGCCCACTCATTTACATCACTTGCCATTTTAACTTCATCTATTGCAATATCACTATGCCACAGCTGTGCAAGTCCTACGGCTATCTTGCCGTCTTTCATTTGACCCATTATTAACGCACCTGATCTGCGTGTGGGTGCAATATCAAAGGCCATTATAGTCATCGGCCCGACAGGGATCTCTAAAGTACTGTCGCTGCATGCTTCTATACTTCCATAGACCCAAGGGCTAACTGCGCTATCTACCCACTGGCATAACATCTCAGTCCGTGTAGCTTCTATGCTGTTTGTGTTTACGCTTTCTTCAAGTGTCTGCTCTGTAATTAAATGCCCTAGTGCTGGATTAGCCATAGCCCACGCTTTGCGATCATTTATTTTGCAGTGCTGTGGTGCGCTGTATTCGTAGTAACCTAAATTGTCCGGTGGATAAGACTTGCATCGTTCTACTAAATCGTTAAGTGTTGTACTAAATCCATCACCTGCGTTACTTGTCATGAGTGTCATAGCGTTAGGCCTTGCACGTGTTACCGGCAGTGCAGCTGTGTAGGCTTCTGGTGTCCACTCGCGTAACTCATCGATGTATAGAAAGTCTGCAGTCTTGCCACGTGGTGCATCTCGTGTTGCCGCTGCTATCTCATAACGTGCGCCATTAAGTAAGCTAATAGATTCTTGACCATTAGCCAAGCGTATCTGTCTAACTTGCTTTTTTAGAAACTCGTTGTCTTCTATTGTGTATGCAACCTGCCTAAATGTATCTAATGCCATATTTCTATTGGAAGACATACCCAGCACGTTCTTAGATCCCCATAGGAAGAGATGCGACAGTATAAGCATACGTGCTAAGTGCGTCTTGCCATTTTGACGTGCTACAAGTATTAGAGCTGTTTTCTTACGCCAGTTATCTGCATCATCTACAGCTAGTAGATCATCTAAGACCCAGCGTTGCCAGGGTATAAGCGGTAAGCCAATTTTTACAGCTAGATCTGCAACTTCTTGTGATTTAGATAAACCTTTTAGTAAAGGCGTGTGGATTCTAGGCTCAGTGCTGCCAATTAGCCCGACCCCTCGTAAGGGTTGTTTTACTTCCGTATCATTCTGCATCAAAGTTAAGCGTATCAGGTTTAATAAATGGTGAATCCGGCACTGTTCGCACCGTCTCAGGGAGAGAACGTTGTGA